CCCCCCCCATCCGATACAGAGGATCTTATAGTCTCTCACCGGTCAAAACTAATGACCACTGAGGAATTTATCTCTGTTATCCAATCTAATCTGTTACATGTTCAAGTTGTTGAAAATGGTTTCTTACAGATGTGTGATATATTGGCACTTGGAGGAAGTTTCTTCCTTTTGCCGTTGCATATTTTCAAGAACAGAAGAGATATGAAGGTTCTGCTCACCAAACGTGACACGAAGTTGGCTATGTCGACTGAGCGTTGCACGATGAGTGTTGAACGGATGGTTCCCATTTTGGGTAAAGATCTCGCCATTGTCTCGATTGAGACAGTAGAGGAATATGATGACATTACGTATCTATTTCCTATTGTTTGTAATTTGGACGGTGATGCCGAGATGCTTTACAGGACGAAGTATGGTTCTTTACGAAAAGACCATATCTTCACAACCCTCGCTGATTCTTTATCAGGAGGCCCAGGATACGATTATACCTGTGCTTATGACACTTTTTGTGGACTTTGCATGGCTGTTATCGTGGGGAAGTTCAGGTTTACTACACTTGCAGGTTTTCACCTGCGTGGGTATCCGGGACATCCTGACGGGAAGGCATTGATTTTATGTCAAGGTGAGTTACTCGTTGCTATTGCACGGTTGACTGCGATCTTGAATAGATGATTGCCATTGATTGCCTTAGGGCGGTCGAAGTCTGGAGATGACTATAAAATCTCCGCCACCCCGGATCTATCTGTGGTATAAGTTTAAAATAGAATTTGTGTATTGGATACCATACTTTATATTCTTTCAGTTTATTATACGAAGTATAGGCTTGCACACCTTAGACACCATCCTTGATGGTACCTGTATTTACGGGAAGCCTCGTCAGCTAAACTAATCTGATGCAGGCAGGTCTCCGAGTAGAGCACCTGACCTCAAGTGAAACAATTGCTCACTACCAGTTTTACTGAAACAGAAATGGGGGACACTTCTTTAAAAGTCTCCAAATCACCCAATTTATTGGGAACTGAGAATGTCAATTTCGTTGACGGTGAAGATCCTTGGACTTATGAAGTTCCAGCGATCGCCGATCCTACGACGAAGCTATCTGGGTTTCAAGATGCAGATCTCGGTCGATTTCTTAGTCGACCTGTCAAAATCAAAGAATACCAGTGGACGCCTGCGTCTGCGCTTACGGTTACGCGGTTTAATCCGTGGACTGAATTTTTCGCGAATTTGGACGTACTTGAAAAGATTAATCGCTACAGGAATTTGCGCTGTAATTTAAAGATGAAAGTCTTAGTTAATGGAAATAGTTTTTACTATGGCCGTGCACTATGTACTTATAATCCTTTTGTTACTAGCGATGAAATCACTGTGAATAGGACCTTTGTGGCCCAAGATTTGATTCAAGCTTCTCAGAAGCCGCATCTTCTATTAGATCCAACCACCTCCCAAGGTGGCGTTATGACTCTACCATTTATATGGCCGGAGAATTATCTTGACGTCACTAAGGCAGGTTGGCCGGATGAGATGGGAGAGGTCGACATCCACGATTTCGACACCTTAAACCATGCGAATGGTGGCACAGATCCTATATCTGTTGTCATCTTTGTTTGGGCTGAGAATGTCACTCTCGCGGTACCGACCACTAGCGTTGCTCAGTCAGGTGTGGTTACATCTTCTGACTTGGATGAACAAGGTTTTCCAAAGCCTTATGTCACACAAGCCGGAGGAGATAAGCCACCACGTGCTAAGAAGCTTGCTTCTAACACGGATACTAGTGATGAATTCGCCCAAGATGGACTCATTAGTAAACCTGCATCTGCAGTTGCCAAGTTGGCTGACACTTTGTCTATGATCCCTATTATAGGGCCATATGCTAAGGCTACTTCTCTCGTGTCTTCACGAATTGGGGATGTTGCCCGCATTTTTGGTTATTCTAGACCTCAGATTTTATCTGATACGTCTGCGTATGTGCCACGTTACTTAGGTAATTTGGCTAATGCTGACGCACCAGAGAATTTGGTTAAGTTGTCATTAGATTCTAAGAATGAGTTGTCTATCGACACGCGAGTCATGGGACTCGGTGGAGAGGATGAGCTCACCGTCAACTCTATTTGTCAGAGATGGTCGTATTGGCGCCAATTTGATTGGCCTGAAGCGGCTGTTACTGATACGATGCTGACTTCAATGATTGTGACTCCCTTATACGGAGACACGTTGTTGGCAGCACCGGTGACGGAGATTCATAGTACTGCTTTGGCGTTCGGAGCTTCTCCATTTGATGCTTGGCAGGGATCGATTAAGTTCCGCTTTAACATTGTGTGCTCAGAGTACCATAGGGGTCGTTTGAGGATTGTTTATAATCCAACGACGAGTCCCGCAGGTGCTATTCCTTATAATCAGGTGTATTCAACAATTGTAGATATATCTAAAGATAGGGACTTTGAATACGAAGTTAAGTGGGCTGATATCCGTGCTTGGGCACAAAACATTGGTATTTCCGGTATTGTGGGTTCTACATTGTATGACGATGTGAATCCAGTTTTGGCTGGAGGTGTCTTTGACAATGGATCTTTGTCCGTATATGTTGTGAATGAGTTGGCTACGCCCTCTACAGCACCAGCTGATATTAAGGTTCAAGTATGGGTTAAGGGAGGTGATGATTTCGCCGTCTCTGTTCCTACTACAAAGAATCTATCTACGCTGTCTGTGTTTAAACAACAGTCTGAGTTGGCCCCCGAAGTTATTGGGGACTCTGATGAGGGACCGAATTCTCCCACTTCCGTTTGTGAGGTGGCGAGTTTTGCTCCCGGTGAGAGTATTAATGATGATAATCAGTACTTGGTGTACCAAGGTGAACGTATCGTGTCTTTTCGCGAGATGTTGCGCCGATACCATTATTGGAATTCATATTATCCAGCCGAGACAGGTAGTGGTGTCAGGGTAGTCTCACAGAATGTTGGGGATTTCCCCTTCTATAGAGGCTGGGAGCCTTCAGGTCAGGATTTAGCCACTGGTACTTTGGGACCGGTTGGTTATAATTTCTGCACTGAGACACTACTCAATTACCTTACTCCAGCGTTCGCGTTGAGGCGAGGTGGTTTGAGGCATAAGTTGTTATTTTCTCAAGTTGGAGGATCGACTCGTAGTCCAGTATTGTCTGTTTCCAGGCATAATCTGAATGGAGCCGACAATAGTGTTTCCACGCATCCTCAAGATAATGCTCTCCTTGGAGATCGCAGGAAAGAGATGCAGGAGACAGAACGATCTAGCTTAGGTGGTACTGCTTTCACTCCTACGTTTAATAATCCTGCTCTGGAATATGAGACGCCGTTCTATACGAATGGGCAACGTTTCTTACCAGGTAGGTATGTTAATACTTATGGAGGACCGAACATGGCACATGAATTTTCTGTGGATGTTCCTACGCTAACTAGCGGTAATGCTTATCGAGTTGACAAGTTTGTCAGTGTTGCCGAGGATTTCCAATTGGGATTCTTCGTCGGCGCTCCAATCATGTACTCGTATGCAGATCCTGCAGCGGCATAGTCTCAGAAGACTTAAAACATCTGAAAAATGTCCAGGCCATTTGTCCTGGTATCCGCATGGAATGTGTATATAAAGCTAAAAAA